CAGTTGTTTTGGCTATGGCAAATGCCTGTTCCAGCTCAACGTCATCCGGCAGTTCCCCCAGTTCCCTGAAAGTTTTTAGATAAAGGTCATAGGCCGTGAACATATCGGCAACCAGTATTTTCAGTACATCCGGACAATCCGGAGAGTTGAGGAAGGGGAAACGGTCACGGAAACGGATCACATTTTCCACAACCGGGGTAACAGGAACATTCACTGCGGTTTTCTCAGCCTTGATCTCTTCCACCACTATAGAAGCTGAAGATATGTGGGGAGAGTCCACTGCCTTCCGTTGCATTGTCCTGAAAGCCGTTTCCGAAATTCCGGCAAGCTTGCGCAGTTCCTCCATCAAGGTGGCACGAAGCAGGTCTGTTTCGGCATTCCGCCGGAAAGTGGCTTTCAGCATCAGATTAAGCCCGTACTCCTCGTACAAAGCAATCCCCTCACGATACGGACGGGGACCGCTCAGATAAGCAATAATTTTTTCTTTCATACGATAAAATTTACAATGTACCATACAAAGAAAAAGCCCGGCAATTGCCGGGCAAAAGACAGGTCGAATAAAAACAGCTTTCAATAAGAAAGTCTGAGTGAACCTATTTTTTGAGAAATGTCTTTCAGCGCATGATTGAATCTGTCCAACTCCTCTTTCAGTTCCCCATGGATGTGGTGAACACTGTTAATACTATATTGCCGCATCTGATCAAAACTGCGCCACCTCGTAATACTTGAAGAAATAATACAATGCCACCTTATGCCATTTGGTCAGGTCCTTGTCTCCGGAAAGTATGGACGATACCGTACATTTGTCAATCCCGGTATAATTACTTAGGTGCTTGGCCTTCAGCCCTAATTTTTCCATACGTTTCCTGACCCATTCGACAGTAATGCCGTCAATATCCTTGCGGTCAAAATTAACAGCGGAAACTGTCAGTTTCCAGTCTTCCGGAATCTCACCTTTAAACATTTCCCGGACACGCTCGTGAAGTTCCTTTTTGGAAAGGAACTGTCCATTCACCAGATCCTTCTGCTCCGCACGGACAATCAGACGGCCTTCGGAGAAGGAAACAATTTCAATTACAATATGCGCCATACGTGCATACTGTCTGGCAAACTCATCAAGTCTCTTTTTAACCTCTGGAGAAAGAGGAAGTAAATCCAAATTTTTCATACTGCATCAATTTACGATTGATTATCGGAATATTTGTTTTTAATCTGTAAAAGGAAGGGCCGAAGCCCTTCCCGTCACAATTTGACAAGTCTTAAATGCGTCAGGTCGAAAATCGCGATCTGCCTGTTTTCACGTCCGAAGCGCTTGGCTGCTTCCAGATCTGTGAAAATCCGGATGCTGTCGAAATAAAACTGTCCGTTTTCTTCATTCAGCCATCCGCCGACTTTCCTTTCGTGCTCTAAAGCATGGTTAAGAACTCTTCTCAGACCATCTTCCCCGAAACTGTCCTGAGTTTCAAGATAAGCGACTGAGATGCCTTTTGTGACCTTTTTTAAGGTTGTAAGGTCAACCGTGAACCCTTCCGGGTTCTGTCTTGCTATCTCCTGGATAGCCTTGAACAATTGTTCCATAATTAAAAGAACTTATGCGGACGTCACCCGCGTTTGTTATGACACTGCAAATATACGAAAAAGTTTGTTACTGGCAAACTTTTTCGTATATTTGAATAATAAAAAAAAGCGGAACCGAAGCCCCGCTTTCCTGAAATAATGAAACCTCACTAAAATAAGAATATGACTTATGCCTGATAACGGCTCTGCTCAATCCATGTACATGTACCGGAACCGGATTCAAAAGCCTGAAGGGTTATCTGGCTGCCCGGACTAGCGGTGAAGGTTTCTCCGCCACGCAGCAGGAACTGGCCGCCGTGAGCAATTGTCGGAGCCACGCCTGACGCTACACCCAGCAGGGTCATCACTGCACCATGCCGTCCGCCGGTCACTTTATTTATTTCCGCTTCACCACCCTGAAGCTGATATTGCCCTTCCGCCGTAAACGGGATGGTAGTGGCAGACGCGCTCACACTCGCCACCGGTTCTTCCGAAGGAACAGTACCCTTATAAATGGCGATGTCATCCCCTTTACTGATCTGGGTAAAAGTGAATTCAGAGGAGTTGGCATCCTTGTTACCGGTATAATTGACTCCCATCTGCATGGGATTGCAGGGAGAACCGAACAGATCCTTGTCCTGACCGTCACAGTAGCTCATTATCACGATACATTTCCGACCGAGCCAGTTGGTCTTGAACTCACGGACCGCTTGCTTGTTTCCCGGATGGTTCCCCTTGACCGTAGGGGTGAAACCAAGTGCGTCAGGATCTCCGTCTGTATTGCTTGTAACCTCCACGGTACCGGGAGTGAAATAGATGTCAGTAGAATAACATCCAGGCTTCAATTGTATGTTCTCGGTCATCAACACACCGGCCGAGTCACGTGCCGGGAACACCAGAATATCATCCACATCAATGATACTCATCATGTCGCGCGGGTTGATCCCTTTACCCGGATTACCTTCCGGGCGCTTCACTGCTCTTTTAACGTATGCCATAATTATAACAATTTAAAATGAATAACAGGGGCGGATTACTCCGCCCGTAAATTTAACCACGTGCCACCTCATAGAATTTGCCACCTGCATAAGTCAGCATGATAAATTTGCCGGCGCTGAGCGTCATGGCATCAGTCAGGACAAAATTACCACTATTATCGATAGTGGACGCATTCGTATTCCCGGCCCCGTGAATGGTATACACCTCACCTTCCACCGCATCTGTGAAATTCGTGATTGCCGTCGCTTTGGTATTGGTTCCCGTTACGAACACCGTCGCACCTGCCAAGGATGGAGTGGTTGCATCGTTGGCGAACTGTAATGCACCGGAAGCTGCCGTATCACGTCCGATTTCGATGAATTTCCCGTCAGAACGTTTCATCAGACGTATGGTGTCCCCTTTCTTCGGTATCCAGTCGGCACTGATCAAGCTGAACTTATCGGATTTGGTGATCTTTACCCCCTTGTCCTCGCTGCCACACTTGATGGTGACAATCTTACCCACTTCGGCGTTCTCAATATCCGTAATGGTGAACAGGCTGGTGTTGGCCACGGTCTGTACACTGGTATGCAGGGCTACGTTCGGGTTTTTGTCCTTCTCCCCGTCAATGAAGGAAGATGCAGGCCGGTCATACTCGTTACAGAAGATCATCTGGCGGCTGCCGTCCATATCCTCTTTTTTCGTATATTTGAAACCTACCGCACGCGCCCAGATGGATTCCTTCCACAAGGACCATACCTTAAGCGTCCAGTCTTGTTGTTCCAAGCTGAAATTTGTCATTTCACCGGCCACATGCTCGAAGCATTTGATATTGCCCTCCATCGTCCAGAAAATACGCTGGTGATTGTCTGCGTTCGGAATCGGAATCAGCTTCACAGCCGGATATTCCTTAACGTACATCATATTGGCCTTGTAATCCTGGTTCACACCATAGTGCAGCTCGTTGTATTTGTGATACCATACTACCATATAGCTGGGAAGATACAGGGCCAGCTGCCCGCTGTCACGGTACACGGCAGGAATCATTCCCGTACCCTGGAACAGTTTCTCACCGATATTGGCTTCCGTGATCTCACCCAGCACAAACGGCTTGATCTGGTAAACGGTCTTCCCGTTATTAATGTCAATGAAACCGTCAACCTTCTTTCTCAGCCATTCATAAAGCCCGTCGGCCGCTTCCATGGCGCGTCCCGGCTTGTTAAGGTCAGGATCCTTGCGCACGCCGTTGATACGGCGCAGCTCACGCTCGTTATGCAGCTTCTTGGCTGTTTCCGCCAGAATGTATTCAATGAACGACCATTTGATCGCCTGTGATCCTTCCTTGTTGAGAGAGCCGATCCAGGTCTTTTCCAGCTGCTTCAGGTCACGGAACTTATGGGCGAACATGACACTGAACATACGCAATGTCTCGTTGTCGAACTCATATTCACCTTTGGTCACATTGTCGAAATCACTGGAGGTGTTGTCAGCCTGCGAGAACTCACCCAGCCAAATGTTGACCAGAGTGGCCAGATCCTGATATCCGCTCTCCACCGGGAAGATGCTCTCGATACTGGGGAGCTTGGTCAGGAATGACTGCAAACGGTCCTGCCAGCGGATGCGGTAGAACGCACCAAGGTCCTCCTTCAGACGGCCGTAATCCACGGAACTTTCCGCACGGACCTGAATATTGATTCCCTGACTTGCGAGCAGAGCGGCACGGGCACGCATGTTATACGGACGATCCAGCGCGAACATCTCACCCTGCATACCTCCAAGCTGCTTGTCATCATCCAGGTTGAAGGCACCGGCACCCGTATTTTGTTTCAGACCGGCACCCGCACCATGGTCCGGCTCCGGCAATGCGCTCAGTACCGAAATCTTCTGCTTCAGCTCCGCTATTTCGGTATCTTTCCGGGTGATGGCCTGCGTCTTTTCCCCGTCTGTCTTTCTTATTGCATCCAACTGCTCCTGCAAGGAAGCCATTTCGGATACTTTCTGCGCCAGCAGACCACGAATCAGCGCCTCTCCCGAGTTCTCAACAGGACCGGTCTGCTGTTCCTCATCCTTAAAACCATTTTTCAACGCTTCCCCGAAAGGAGTTATGAACTTCTCATCGAAGCCAAGTTCTTTCAGTTTGGCTACATCATCGGCATCGAGGATATCCTTGTCCTCAGCCTTCTTCCACTCTTTCAGCCCCAGCAATCCAAGGATTGCGCCGGCAAAGGTGGACATTTTAGAATACTTTCCCATAAAAATAAAAATTTAAAAGATTTGATTTGTCTTGTTGATGACGGACTGCGCCAGAATCCAGCGCGCAGCTCCCTCCAAAGTGTTATAACCGTCCGCCAGTCCTTCCCTGACCGCTTCATCACCCATAAAGGTCGCCCCGCGGAACACGGGGGAGTCCTTGTCATAAGCGATGGAAAGGTTCTCCGAAACGGTCCGGCAGAACATCATGTGCAGTTTTGACAGCTTTTCCTTATAAGGTTCCTCGTTATTGTTTTCCGCAATCTCCCGGTGTTCCCTGTTTTTCAAGTCGGCCGAATCCGGGTAAATCTCCCGATAATCGATTCCTTCTTTTTTCAAGGCCTCCTTGGCATTATAATAGGTACCCACAACACCGATACTACCCACCTCGCACATCAACGAGCCAAGAAAGCGCTTGTCTGCGGCTGATGCCAGCCAAAAATGTGCGGAAGCACAAGCTCCGGCAATGTAAGCGACTACGGGTTTGGGACATTCGGATATCATTTTTGACGCATTGTCCAGACCGGTAATCATTCCCCCCGGTCCATTTATCCACAAAATGATGCCTGCAATACGGTCATTAGCTGCCGCCTGTGCAATATATTCCTGAAGGCGGAACGTCTCCCAGGAATAGAGCGTCCCTTCCAGCACAATAACGGCAACCGAATCGGAAGGAAGACCGCTGTCTTCCAAATTCCACCGCCCCACAAAATTCAGATCCGATGCGTATGCGGTCACGGTATCTTTTTCAAAAAATGCCTCTACCTCCTTAAAATTGCCGGAATGTATTGAAGGAAGGATCAGTGAGACCAGATTGTAATAATCCTCTCTAGCCATGGCCCATTTTTCATTGAATATTAACTGAATACGATTCATCCGTTCTTTTTTCCTGCAAAATAAAGAACAGATCCATCCATGAACAAGGACACGGAGAAGCGGTCATCACACCCGGTCATGAAAAGACCGTTTTTCCACATAAAAACACCTCCAAAAAGGACATGGAAAGGACAAAAAGACACGCTACGTTACATAAAATTATCTGTGTTTATATTCCCGAACGGAGGTTTTACGGCGCATCTTCCGCCGCCAGCGCTGGTAATCTTTCAGAAGTGCTTCCACGCTCAGACTCTCAATGCAATACTTCCGGAGAAAGTACCAGGCCGAATTGATGTAGTCTATACCATAGACATGTTTGTTTTCATCAAACAGGTCATGAAGCTCCGCACGCATCATTGTGTTTATCTTCCTGGAAAGTATTTTGGCTCCCCTCTCGCCTATATAATTATAGGTAGCCAAAGGTTTGCCACCCGGAAGGTGTGCCTCTCGGCGCTCCGGCAACACAAGCTCCAGATTTCCG